GCAGGTCGTCAAGGTGCCCGCCGGTAGCCATTTTAGTAGTTTGTTGCCCCTGTTGGGTAGAATTTTTATTGGTATCTTCCGCCAACAAATCCTGCAACGTTGCAAACAAATCGAAGTCATCCATCGCCCCAGCGTATATAGGGTTTGTTGTGGACGTGTCGGTGTATGCCGCAGCCATGGAAGGCAGCGTAACCGTTGGCGGCTTAGGCGGAGGTGGAGGTGGTGGCGGTGGAGGTGGTGGCGGTGGAGGTGGTGGCGGTGGTTGTACTTTATCCTTAACGCAAACACCATTTTCCTCATGGTAGCCAGCTGCGCATACCAGCTTGTCTTTTACGCAAACACCATTTTCCTCATGGTAGCCAGCCTCGCATACTACGGGTTTCTCAACTGGCACGCACTGCTTCAAATCCTCGTCGTACACGTAGCCGGGATCGCACTTCTTGGTTTCAACGATGATTTCAGGAATACACCTAGTGCCAGTTTCGTCCAGCACAAAACCCGGTGCGCACACCGGGGGTTCCACGGTGTCTTTAACACAGACTCCATTTTCTTCATGGTAGCCGGGGCCGCATACCAACGGCGGTTGTTCAACCGGCACACACATTTTTAAGTCTTCGTCGTACACATACCCGGGCTGGCATTTCTTAGTTTCAACGATGATTTCAGGAACACACTCAGTGCCAGCATCGTTTAGCTTAAACCCGGGCTTGCATACCAGCGTGTCTTTGACGCAGACGCCATTTTCCTCATGGTAGCCAGCTTCGCATACCAAAGGTGGTGGTTCGATCGGCACGCATTGCTTCAGGTCCTCATCGTACACGTAACCGGGATCGCACTTCTTGGTTTCAACGATGATTTCAGGAATACACCTAGTGCCAGCATCGTTTAGCTTAAATCCGGGACCGCATACCAGCGTGTCTTTGACGCAGACACCATTTTCCTCATGGTAGCCAGCATCACACACCAAAGGTGGTGGCTCAACTGGTACGCACTGCTTCAGGTCCTCGTCATACACATAGCCGGGATCGCACTTCTTAGTTTCAACGATGATTTCAGGAACGCACTCAGTACCAGCATCGTTTAGCTTAAATCCGGGACCGCATACCAGCGTGTCTTTAACACAGACGCCATTCTCCTCATGGTAGCCTGCATCACACACCAAAGGTGGTGGCTCGATCGGCACGCATTGCTTAAGGTCCTCGTCATACACGTAGCCGGGATCGCACTTCTTAGCTTCAACGATGATCTCAGGAACACACTCAGTGCCAGCATCGTTTAGCTTAAATCCAGTTGGGCAGGTCAACGGTGGGGGCTCAACCTCAATTGGCACACACTGCTTCAAGTCTTCATCGTAAACGTAGCCAGACTCGCACTTCTTGGCGTCGACAAAAACCGTGTCGTCTTTCTTGACGGTATCGTCTTTACCACCGCCGCCAGTAATCGTGTCGGCTACCTTCAGTTCACACTGCTTTGTGACAGGGTCCCAGTACTTGCCTTCTCCGCAGTCGATGTCTACGCACTCACCAGCGGCATTTCGTACCTTACCTTCACCGCATGATGTGACCGTAACGGTGTCGTCTGTGCCACCACCGCCAGTTACCGTTTCAACTACCTTAAGTTCGCATTGCTGCGTTACAGGGTCCCAGTATTCGTTGTCCTTGCAACCATGGTTATCAGTTTTGTTGGTGCCAGTGACGGTAACCGTATCATCTTTACCACCACCGCCAGTTACCGTTTCGGCTACCTTAAGTTCGCACTGCTGGGTAACAGGGTCCCAGTACTCATTGTCCTTGCATCCGTGGTTATCCGCCGTGGTTTTGCCAGTGACAGTAACGGTGTCGGTGGCAGAGCCGCCAGTAATTGAATCTGTGCCAGTTCCGCCGGTGATTGAGTCAAGCCCCATGCCGCCAGTAATTGAATCGGTGCCATCGCCGCCAGTAACAACTACGGTATCGTCGCCTGTGCCGCCAGTTGTCTGGTCAGTTGTGGTTCTGAGACTGCGGCGGTATTCCAGCAACGCTTTAGTGCCGCCCTCGTTATACTTGGCCAACTCGGTGGGGTTCAGCTCATCAATATCTTCTTGGGCTAATGGCGCATATTTCTTCTGGTCCGCAATCTCAGCGTTAGCTGCAGCAATAGCAGTGTTAATAAGAATCTGGTCCAGTGGCTTGCCAGAGATGACGCCAGTGACGGCGTTGATAACCATTCTCTTTTGTGCGCCGCTTAAGCCTTTAAACTCGTCAATGTTGCCAAGTAGAGCGGTCACTGCACCGTTGGTGCCACCTGCTGCAGCACCTCGAATAATTGCGTCGCTGATATCTTGCCCAGTCAAAACAGCTTTAGCGCCGGATGTGACGGCGTTTTGCATAGCCTTGTTGAGCGTTGTGGTCACTTCAGATGACAGGCCCAAGTCCTTGATGTAAGAACTGGCATCCTTCATGATGTCAGAGCCGGGGATGTTTGACACCGCAAGCGATATTGCCGCGTTTTTAATTGCATCGCCTAAGTCTTGGCCGCTCAGGACTTGGATGGCCATATTTGCAGCAATCTGTTGGGGTAGCGTTAAACCACCCGTTGCAATAGCCAGCGCAATATTTCCAACAGGCCCAAGGTCCTGCATGATTTGGGCAAGGTCATTAGACGACGCGCCTTGGGTGTAGAAAATTGGGGTGCCATCAGGTCTAAACTGCACGCCGTAACCAGTGTTGCCTTCACCCGTGAATGTGCCACCAAAGAAGTTACCGACCTGACGTTCGCCGTAAGTGTTTTCTAGTTCTTGGCCGGTGTCTTTGTTGTAGTACTTGGTGACAGTATGCTCGGGGATTTCACCCCACTCACCAGCCTGATATGGAATCACTTCCTGCTTGACACCGAGCTGCTTAACGTCAGTAATTCCTGCCCTAGCAAGAATTTTGGCCATGTCCTTGGCATTTGCTTCGGCTGACCCAAAACCTTCACCTTTCCACTTGGATGAGTCGCTGGATGCAAGGATTTGTCTAGTTAGCGCATCAATTACTGATTGGTCGATTGCGGGGGGTTGATTACTTGTCGTGGTTGAGGATGTAGCTGGTTTAGACGCAACTAACGCCCGCAAGTCATCTTCCGTCAGATCAGCGTCTTCATACAGCATATTCCCAACGAGATTGTCTTTAATAGCCATGCTCAGACCTTAATCTTTAATACGTTGCCAGCAGAGCTATCTCTATAAACATCACCAACGCGCAAATTGGCAACGTCAGCTTCAGTGGGAAACCTTTCAACGTCAATGTTTAGCTGGGCAATATTGATGGGCTGCACCGCGTTTAACTGTTGAAAAAACAAGTTAAGAATGTTCAGCATCTGAGACATGTACACAGGGCTGTACTCGTTGGGAGCAACAGGAAGTCTAGGCGGGGAAGCTTGAAACATACTCATGAGTTACCCCTTCTGCCGTCTTGACGGATGTCGATACGAGGACTACCCAGCTGCCACTGAGTGCCAATGGTGTTGGAGTCAATCTGCAAGATCATTTGACGGCCACGAACCCGGACATATACCTGCCCAGTAAACTGCTCAATGACCGCAGTGGATGTGCGTGCAACCGTGGCATCGCTGTTGCCGCCAACGGATATTGGGTTGTTGTAGCCTGAACCCGAGTTTTGCATTGGGATCAGCGTCATAGTAACTTGAGGCGTATTAGATCCAGTAGACCCGGTGAACGATATGTCAGGCAAGATACGCCAAACAAAGCCAAAGTGGTCGCCATCGTCAATGTCAAACTCAGCAGAACCGATAGTTGCAACAATGGCTGTTGTGGTAGCGGTAGAGTTATCGTCTGTACCATTTTCATGGTAAACAATGTTGTTAATGCCTGTGGCCGCCATTGGGTAGTCACGCAGGCCGGAGTCTAGCCAAGCGGTACGTTCCATTGTTCCGTAATACCACGCACCTTCGCCGTTGTTCTCCAAGTAGTTATAAACAACGTACTTGTCAATTGCTTCCGAATTGGCAGAGCAGTAGAAGAACCAGATTTCGTTAAAGCCTTCGTTTGTGCTGGCAAAGAACTGATCCGCCTGATCTAAGTTGATGTCGTTAAAAATGTACAACCGTAAGTCGCAACGGAGTGTTTGCACACGACCGTCGTATTTATAGAACTTATCTACGCCCATCCAGTACACAACACCCGAACCAATTGCAATCGCGTTTGGTCCTGCAATAGAAATGTTGTCTCCCAAAAGCTGAGAACCCCAGATTACTGGAGGGCTAAGGTATTGGAGTGAGTAAATGGCTGAATCCGTCAGAACTACAATTTCCTGACGGGCTTGAATGGCAGTAACAATCTTGGAGCCGTGGGATAGCTGCAAACTACCGGCTTGATTAGTGGCAGACGGTTCCCAAACAAGCACTGATTCTTGTTCTGACCATCGAATTAACATTGGGTTTTGCGTTGATGAACTGTAATCATCGCACCCAAAAGCAAACACAAATCTGCTTGTATCTGAAACAAGCAAAAATTCCATGATAGACGGTACCTCTGCATCGGCCCCCATCATGCTAGAAACCAATACGCCACGGGAAGTTACGCCCGTATCAGCATCCCAATAATACATAGGGCCGCCACGGGGCGCAAAGATTAGGTCTTCGCCAAAGTTTGACTGGCTCCAAATACGAATGGCAATCTGAGTTGACTGCCCATTACCCCAAGTTCCAAAACCCCAACCGCCAGCGCCCCATCCAACTAATGGTTCTTGAATCTCTGGGCCAACACTAATTTGGTATGCCGCGACAACTGACGAGCCGCCGTAGGTACCTGCAGGAATGGCAGAACCAGTAGTAATTGTGTAAGTGTTGGCAGTCAGGACAGTGATCTGGAACTCTGCATTCCAGATAGAAGCATACGTTCCTGTAGCCCCGCTAAACGTAACAAAATCCCCCGTACTGCCGCCGTGAGCAGTATCGGTTACCGTGACAGTTGTTGTGCCATCGCCCGCAAAAGGATCAGAGTTAATTGTGGACGAAGCCCGAATGGGCGTAATATCGTTGTATGCGCCGCCAAGCTCAATGTAAAACTTTAAGTTAGTGCCGACGCCAAGCAGATTTAAGCCGCCAAGGGTAATCCAATTCCACAATGAACGGCAGGTGCCAAGAAATGTATTGGTTGAAATGCGTGTCCACCCACCAATCTTCTCAGGAGTGCCTTGGCGAAAGCGTACCTTGTCCGATACGTACCAGCCGTTTTCGTTTGTATACCTAGTGTTTTCTCTGTTTACACCGGGTTTTAGCGTTAGTTTTTTGAGCGGCATCGGCAGTCCTACGAAAGAAACACGGCACGTTCGTCAATACGACGCTTCTGTAGCCCTTTGAGAATTTTACCCCCCGCCATGCAATACTTCAAGAGTTCTTGTGAAGCGCCTTCCATATCGCCCCGCAGTACCTTTTGACGCAGTGTTGACCGCTGCAGTGTACCTAAACCAACGTTGAAAGAAAAGGATACCAGCGCGTCAAACTGTCCTTGAGTAAGAGGAACAGGACAATAAGTAGCCACTCCCTTCTCAAAGCGAGCAAGATCGACCCTAAGTATTGCATTGACTTCCTCCATTGAGTACTTACGCATGGCTTCTGGGGGCGGCACAAAGGTATCACGCTGGTCAATTTTTAGTAACCCCTGTACGGGAAACATGACATGCCCAACGCCGACCGTCCACAGCTTGGCAGGGCATTTATACGGATTCTGCCGAACACCTTCATGGTGTTTAATCATTTCGATGGCTTTGGCGCTGACGTTCATTTACCGAAAGCCCGGCCACCAAAGTGGAATGCAATGATGCTGGCAAACAACGCTTGAGTCTCAGAATCCCACAACATGTTCAGCATGTCATCAAAGGGCACACTCATGTAGTATCCGTACCAAAAGCCCGCAATGTCAACAAACATCAGCAAGAGGAAAAAGCCATAAGTAATAACGGGGCGAACGCTGGCACGCAGGTTCTTCATCCACTGGCTGGTCCCCTCGTTTAGTGCCATGTCGTGGGCGTAGATTGCCTGCATCTCTGCCTGCTGCGCACCGATTAGGACTTGTTGCGTGTTGGCTGCGCTTTCCGTGGCCAGCTGTTCTGACTTGATGTGCTCCACCCTTTCTTGCGCTTCAAACCCCAGTTTACGCATCTCAAGCTCCCGCTGAATCTGCAACTGAGCAAGTGCCAGTTCATGGGCTTTGTCTTGCCTGCCTTGGAAGAACTCCAACAACTTGGGCAGACCGCCCATCAGGAATGAAATCAGGGTTGAGAGTAATGTCAGCATTTGCCGTCCTTCTTTTTGTCATCGTTTTGCATGAGTTTGATACCGGACAGGAATCCAATCATGCCGCCAATTAATGTGCTAAACGCTGGGCTAATCATCTTAAAGATTTCAGCGTTGTCCACTTCCTTGGCCCACAGTCCAAGCATAAAGGCAAACACCATAGCCAGCACAGATATACAAAGCGTTGTGCTTACCATCAGCGTCACGTACAGCGTCAGCTTTTCCTTGGTGTCTGGCACCGGCTGTC